CGTGAACCCATCCGGGAGTGTGATCAGAATGAAGAGCCTTAAGATAATCTTCGGCAGAATACTCTGTCTTAATAGGTACATTATGACCCGTCTTAGCCTTATAGACAGCGGCGCCAACAATTGCCGTAGCCGCAACTGCCCCAATACCAATAATCGCAACTTGCTTCTTAGTGGGGCGCCATCCTTTTGGGGATTCTGCTTCACTTTTATCGAAGTGAGAATCGTGCGCAGCTTGAACTTTAGCATGATGCGCTTTTTCGGCCGGAGTCATCTTTGGCGATGGATTTGCCTTTAGAGCTTTCTGAACTGGAGAGTCCCCACCACTTTCTTCCTTCTTTACAACTCCCCAGTGCATACCCTTTACGCCGTGGTGCTCTAGAAAGGCTTCAATGTCATCATCGCCTATCATCAAACACCTCCCGATCTAGCCAGCTTTTCTTGCCAATTGATTAAACACTACACTTGCCGTAAAGAGCCCGCCAATTGCAAGAACTGCCAAGGCCTTCTCTCTACCACTCTTAGCAAGTTGCGAAGTCTGCACTGCAGTAGCCTTTTTGTTTCTGGCTTTCCTTAGAATTTTCCTCGCTTCATACGAGCCAAGCTTTTCTTTGTTCGCCGCATGTTCGCTCTTAGCTTTTTGGAACTCTGCCTTTACTTTACCACTCTTTACCTGGGCGCGAGCCTTATCAATCTGCTTATCCATTGCTTTGCGGTCTACCGCTTTAGCAGCTCGGTTAAGTTCTTTGTTCCTAGCTCGACGAACGCCCCACTTCATTCCCTTAGTGCCGTGATGCTCGAAATATGCATCAATCTGAGCATGAGATAGTCCTTTTTCCTCGAGCATGAAGCCGATCTCGAGAATATCACTTTCTGTCATTCGAACGCCTCCTTGTTAGCCTTATAGGCAACGTATGCATCCATCATCGCTGAGACATTATCGATCTTTTCTTCCGCACGCTTCTTCATTAGCTTACGGTTGCCATTAGTGTCTTCCAAAGTAACGGCATTACCCATGGCAAAGGACATCAGATCCTGATCGAAGATCAACTTCCGTTCTTCGGCCAAAATCTTCAGTTCACCAAGAGGAACCGATTCTGTTCTCGCGCCCTGGATGACTTTCTCAATACCAAAGGGGCCATTCTCAGCTTCCCACCGAGTTACAAACTCTTTAGCGTTATAAGGGTCGAATCCCAAGCATCGAACATCGTATTCATTGTGCTGAATGAACGCTTCGAGGTCTTCGTAGACTTCCATCATGTCAAGGACGGTTCCATCCAACACATGGAGACTACCTTCAGAGATAAACTCCTCATACTTCGCACGCATAGCACCAGGAAGCTTCATCAAAGTTAGTGTCGTGATGTAGCTTCGAGTCTTTACGCCGAAGGAATAATTCTGGAAAGGGAATAGTAACGTGAAAGCGCAGAAGTCATCGCCCTGCGACAAGTCCGCGCCTAGCGCGCAAGGCATGCCCCAGAATTCACGTGCACGATGAGGAAGCGTCTCTTCATACGTGAAGAAGTACGTGTAGCCCTCCATCGGAATCCCAAACCGCTTGGCAAGAATGTCATTCCTAGATGCGGGAGCTTTCTCAGCTCTTTCAACATCCAATTGGTAAGTTTCATAAGTAACCGTCTTGCCAAGATTCGGATTAGCCTTCAACCACGTCGACGGATCGGCAACTTCTTCAATCTCATCCAACTTGTAGTGCCAAATGGAAACGTGCGGCGCAAGGTACTCGCCTCGAAGGATGCTAGCAAGTTCCATTTTGACGGTGTCGCCAGAACCATTGCGAACTGTTCCTTCAGAGCTGATAGCAAGAATCAAGTAATCCTCCAACTTGGAGGCTCCTTGCTCAATTGCTCCGACAACATCCTCTCTAATGTCTCCAGACAACCATTCATCGATTGTAGAGATCTTAGGACGAAGGCCCTGAAGCTTGTTGATGGTCATTGGCCTGATCTCGAGCAGAGAACCTGTCAGAAAGTTCTCGATGCCCTTCTTAGTAGAGGCCAACTTCACTCGTTGAGACCTTGACCCAGTGGTGTTCTGCAACGACCCCTCTGTCAAGAACCTGAACAGTGGTCCCCTTGACCTGGTGATGGCAGTACGGAAGGGGGACATTACCTCTTCTGCCTGCTTCATGGTCGGGGAGGTTGTGATCTGATGTGTGGTTGAGGTATCTACGTTCATGAAGTAGGCTTGGATGCAAGCTGCGTACATGGACTTGGCTGCGCCTCTTGCCACGATGAGGTACTGCTTGGTCACCAGGCGCTTCTTGATTAGCCTGGTTACGTAGTGTCCAGTCTTCCCACCTTCTGCTGGTTGGTACACACTTCTTTCGACGAAGTAATACCAACCGAAGATCTGCTCGGCCCACAGTTTGAATGAGTCAAGTAGATGAAGATCACTACCATCAGTTAGAGTGAGCTCGAATTCACAATACTTAACAAACCCATGTACAGCCATGTCGTCGTAATAGATGTTAGGATTTTCAATCAACGCATCAATGCGATTCATCTCCATAGAGATCTCTCGATTGACTGGAATCTCATTACGAAGAACAGATTCTCTAAACAGACCATAGTAGAAAGGAGTAGCGGTATTTGATAACGTCATAACCGCCTCCTTAGTCTTACATTCCAGGGAACTTTAGCTGCTTAGCCTTCTTCTTACCAATGTTGATTAGCGCTTGACCAGCTGGGCTGTGGAACAATGTGTAGGCACCAGCAGCGAGACCAACTCCGGCCATGATTTCAGTCGCAAGCATTTTGCCTCTTCGCGCTACATTTGGATTAAGCTGCTTGTACTTTGTCTCCAGTTGCATACGATCATTAACAGCCTTGAGCTGTTTGTTAGTAAGAGACTGCACTGGCTTCTTCCTAAGCGGTGCTGTCTGCCTATAGTCAGAAGTTGTTTTGGCAGGAGTCCTTTTACGAACTCCCCAGTGCATTCCCTTTACTCCATGATGCGCGATAAACGCCGCGACTTCTTCATCCTTCGCCACTCGATTCCCTCCTCCTGCTCATCGATAACCTCCGGCGGAAGTTCAACCTCACGGAAGACGTTAAGCCTCCACTCGTATTCTTTGATCTGATCTGTCATCGCCGAAATAAGGAATGACGTACCAGGGGGATCAAATAGCAGGCGAACCTTGAGGAAGACATAGGTCTTGATCAAGTTCATCTGATTATCTGGAGCGATAAAGTCACCCCACACTGATGTGTCATCAGTAATATAGAAACCGCCAAGAGGACCGACGCCAAGCTGATTCAGAATTGAGAAAGCAGCATTAATATGCGTAATCACATCCAGATCAAATGCTGTATAATCATCGGCTAGACCAAGGATCTTCTTAGTGCTCTTTAGAATGCTGTCTTCCACAATTCACCTCCGTTAACTACTCGTCTTCCTTGTCCGGATCGTCATCATCCGGATCTTCAGGCACTTGCTTCGGCTCCGCCGGCTCAACCCAGCCAGGCGCAGTAGGATCATCTACCGGATCCGTTGTCCATTCGCTCATGTCTACTCCTTCACCACAGTTTTGTGTCGTCTGGTGCCCGCACAGTGACAACTTTAGGCGTAGATATGCCCGAATCATCGCCATAATGAATCATGTTATGAGTTAACCTTGTGGTCAATACCAAGTATTCTGGATTGAATATCCATTCTTCTTTATTAGTGATGTCATCGATCGTCATTGGATTCATGTGGTGAATAAGCATTGGGCCTGTGATTTCATAGCCTAAAACACCCAAATCGCATCCATTATCCCTGACAATAACGTCTCTTCTGGCCGTTTTCCATTCATATGACATGTAGAATTTCTGATTAATATAGCGGTCAAATCCAAAGGTTGCATACCCGACGTCACTAAATAACCGTAGATAACTAAGCCTTTCATCAAATGTGATCAGCTGACTTAGGTCGGAATATGTCTTAATCGCCATAGTATTCATCTTCCACAGGCTCAATTACACGGCCAGCGTAGTCACGCATGGCATCCAAGGCGGCCGCATAGAGTTCTTCGATCTTCTTAGCTGAGGCCAGAGTCTCAACCCTAGCAGTAAGTAGTTCGTTTTCTCTTTGGAGGCGCTCTTGTTCTAGCTTCTCTCTGGTAGAACCAAGCTTTAAGTAATGCGTAATAACTTGAGAGGTAGCTGTACCATCAACCAGCTGTCGTTCCGCCAGATCAATAGCGAGAGAGACGAGTTGATTCTCTCTGCCTTCTTCTGTCATTGCGGGTCGACGCTCTTGTCTACGCTTACCAGCCAAGTTGCCTCCTTTCCGAACTAAGCTGCGGCCTCAGGATCTGCCGGCCAATGCGCCTGCACACCAGCAGTGATGTTCGCATCAGTAATAACCGCGGGGTCGCCACCAGGATTCGGATTGCTACCTGCCAAGGCGGAGTCATAGGCCGCCTCATTATCAATGGCAATTGGCCAGATCAATTGATCTGCTCCATAGGTAGGACTACCTCTGAACTGAGCAGCCATCTCACTTGAACTAACCGCTCCATTCCATGCTTCCTTCTGAACCGCAGCGGAAACTCGAGCGATCAATGCCTGATCTTGAGCAGCCTGGCTAATACTACTGTAACTCATTTTGGCTCCTTAAAGCAAAAGCAAAGCAAACGCCGTTGACGCCGCAGCTAGACAGGCGAGAGCCGGAGCAAGCGCCTTGGACTGAGCCCAATACACTCCACCAGCGATGACAAAGACAATGACGGCAATCAGGAAGAAGATGTCAGCTCCATCCACATGCCCTTCAGCAATTGCAGCAATCAATTGTTCCACCCCCATGAGTCCCGACCAGTCATGGTCGGATCGATGTTGATACCGAACGCGTAGAACGTCGGCTTGTCACAAATGATCAAGTTAGAATATCCCTTAGCAGTAGTCTTATCGAGACCCATCTGCTCGAGTCGAACTTCTTGGAAGAACCGGTCCATGTCAAGCTGAGTGCCCGAATGAGCAGCCCACTTGTAAGTGCCATCGCTGATCCAAACGGTTGAACTGCTCTTCTCGTTCTCAGGCTTGATGTAGTAATGCAACTTGTTCTCCATTTCAGTAATGAGAGCAGAGCCCCCAGACGGAGGAGGAGTCCCTCCACCACGCCTTAGGCATTCCGCTTGTAGGTCTGCAAGATTCCAGGTGCCATTTGCATTAACAGAGCGCGGATCCCAGGGGCCTTGTACTGCTGCAGCCGTAGCTGGGTCGATCTTACGTCCAGGAGCCCAATTGATGTGCTCGCAGACATTGTTGTATCTACCAGAAATATACCTTTTACAGATTGCGTTGCTAATCTTAAAGCAAGCGTCAATCTGAGCTGCACTGTATGGTTCACCTACCCCGTTGTTACAGATTTCGATACCGAAAGCGTACCGATTCATGTCATCCAGTGGAACAGTTCGTCCATCCGGAAGACGCCAAGGCCCTCCCTTGCCATTGGTATTGGTACAGCCCGCCGCGGCGATAACACAGAGGCCAGTATCATCAATGTAAGCATTAGCAATAGGACGAGAATCACTCGAATGACTACCGTAGTTCGCGGCGTTCCAGGCTGAGTCACTTACAGCACCAGCAGTATGATGCCACATAACGCACCAAGGGCCACCGAACTGATAGCCACCAGAAGACCTAGACCTGCTTTGCCAACCATCCTGCCACCCTAGAGTCACGCCTGTGGGATTAAGTACACTTGGTAGATCAGTTAGATAGAGTCCACTCATGTCAGGTCCTCCAGAATATCGAGCAGTCGTCCATCGAGATCTGCATCAGGACCATAGAGCTCTCGTGTAGCTTGACTAACCTTGCGATGAACTTCTCGAAGATCCTCACGAGCGCGAAGCAGCCTCGCTCGTCGTTGACGCTCATCGAGATCGTGATCCATTATGAACTTGAGCCGCAACTCAATGTTCTTAAGTTTCTCTGAGATCGTATCGCTGGCTGAGTATGCATCTTCCGGATCAGCATCTGAGAAGAAGCCAAGAATCGGCGGAGGTAGATCGCTCATGCTGTTCCTTTCATAGCCAGTGTCGGTGGAGGCCAAGGATTCATTAACTCTACCAACCGATCAGATGGCTCTGGAGTGTTATAGATCGTTGGGCATGCCTCAGGATATGCGTATGTAATCCTCGGCGGAGGAAACCATGCTCTGTGACACAGCTTCCACCCCTGTCGATTCCTTTGTCGATGTAATCTCTTCCATGCGCGTGGATTAATCTTACAACAGTCATCACACAACCACAGAGTCAGCTTGCGCCCTTGCTGAACCCAGACTGCAGGTTTGTGACAAGTCCTTACATCACACATCATGAACATGGGAGCTTCCATCAGGTTGGTGTACCCCACCCATAGTCGTAGTCCGCATCCGACAATTTGATTAGAGCTTGGCCGGCTAGTCCCCCCGGAGGAAGTCCCCTACTGTCGAGAGCCAAGTCGATAGCCTGATCCATCTGAGATGTAGACACTTCACCAATTGGCCCCCCTGGTCCTACTGGTCCGGCTAGAATAACTGCTACTGATCCAGAAGCAACGTCAACGATGATGTGCTGTGTAGCTGAGATAACGTTGATCTCGCTCATGCTGTCACCGTGCCCCTGAACGTTACCTCAAGTGGTCGATCAAATACAGGCACTGGCTCAGAGCCAGTTACCCGTTTGATGTCCATGTAACCACTATTAGCTTTGATCTGTCTGGTTGCGAGATCGTCAAGTGTGAGAATAAGTTCATTAGGCTTGCCTGGAGTATGAGTCACGATCCACGTTGCGAGAAGAGGTGAATCGTAATTAGCTTCGGAACGAATCTCACTGGTAATCGTGTCCGCCGACACATCGATCCCCATGTCGACCGTAAGCGTGTTGGTTCGGCCCTTATGGACCACGATCTTGCTCGTCATCTAGCACCTCCTTCGCTTCTACGGCATCGTTAAAGGGTTGATATCGCGATGATCTACCAGCAAGAAGTCCCAACAATGCGCCCAACATTGTCGAAACTAGGTTGAATAAGTTCGCTTGTGTGATCGTAGTTTCCGCACTCGAGTCTACTGCTTCAACAATTAAGATGGCGAAACCAGTCACAATGATGGCGAATATGACAGTAAAAGTGAAGGCCAGCACCATAATATCGACTACTGAGCGATTCTTTAGGGGAACC